TTCTTACCGAAGATATATAACGAATCACGAAAGCTTTTAATTTGTACAATTGGAAAACCAACATTGATAACACCAGCACCATTGGCTGGAGTGAAGTCTGTCTCAGCCAGCGGTGCAGAGAAATACAAGTTGTAAGGATCAGTTGTATCACCAGCTAGAAATAAATGATTAGCAAACTGTGTTACAAACTTAGGTTTTGCTGGTGCTGGTGAAGCAAGCTGTGTATAAGTTGTACCATCATAGACAGCAGCACGATTGATACCATCTGCCAGTATCATCTTATCGGTACCCCAAGACAGGTTCTCAAAACGAACCTTCTTGACACCAACCATTGTTGGACTACCAGCAAGGGTAATGGCGACCCATGCAGACGTAGAAGTATTGTAACGATAGAAATAATCAGTTGCTGGAGAAATGGGCTTACGGCAAGCAAATATTCCATTGTTAAGATTCTCAGAGATGTTTACACCAAGTACAGGACCTTCACCGGTAACTGTACCATATGTATTTGTATAGCCGCTAATGCGGCGATATCCACCAGTGATAGATGGCTCATAATTAATAAGCTGAAGACCGCTGCCGGGATACAACTCTCCCTGCGCTAACATGTCCTTGTTGGTATCTAAGCCACCTTGACAGCTTACTTTATATGCCTGAATCTTATCAGCCATTTATCACTCGTAAAGAAGATACAGGCTTAGTAAGCATGGTGGAACGTACCGATAGCGGCTCATCCATGAGCAGCCTTCGCATTGTCTTAACACCTTGTTCAAACTTATCTTTGTGGATAGAAGCGCTCTGCTCATTGCTGCGAAACAGCATCATAAACATCATAGCGCCATCAATGATTACATTGTTGAAACGCTCTGGAATAATACACACATCAGAGAACAAAGAAAGAGAAGTTGGAAAGCTCCAATATTTATACTCAATAATATATGCTAAGTTTGGTGGTGGAGACACAATGAACTTACTCTCTTGAGTCTGACTAACCACTCTAGGTGGCCCATATCCACCTGTGCCAGCAGCCTCATCTTGACCACGATAATTATCAACATATTCAGGATACGAAACAACTGGCAGTTTGCCGGGTTCATTGCTATCATTCAACTTTTTAAGATAGAAGCTTTCCCAATCAACGCTGCTTAAGGCTGCTGGAAAAGAATATGTTGCCAGACCAACAGTGAGGGTTTGTGGATATGTAACCAGTGTGAACGGCCATTCCTGTGCAGAATGCAACAGTTCCCTTACGGATGAATTGATAGAGTCTTTAGCAAGAGCTTGGACATTACGGGAAGCAGCGAAGTTTGTAGAGTCAAGCTCTACTTCATTTAAGCGCCGTAGCAATTCATTCGTAAGGGCAAGGTAGGTTGATGACATATTAGCTTTGTTAAAACAGAAAAGAAGAGGGCCAAAGCCCCCTTCCTAGTTACTAGCTATTAAGCCAGTTGGTCGCGGTCAACTTCATCGGTTGCAGGACGGCCATCAACATTCATCAACACAGCCCACACACGAACAACACCAGCGGAGATAGCAGTGGTCGAAGTAGCGATCAGCAAGTCAACGGTGTCAGCAGTAGCACCAATCACGATAGGTTGGAAAGCAGCAGCGTTTTGAGCGTAGGTTCCAACTGCGGTGGCAGCGGCAACCGTAGCACCGTCAATAAAGTTATCAGCGTCAACACCAGTGACACCAACGTCAACAGTCACATCACCAGTGATGGTGGCGGTCACTTCGTAACCGGCGTTCAAGATGACAGTGTTGGCGGGAACAGAGATGCACTCAATCACATCAGCAGCAGCCAAGGCAGAACCTTTAGCGGTTGTAGCAGTTGCAAAGTTAATAGTTTTATCAACCAGATAAGGCACGGAACCAGCGGTGCGACCAGCAGTCGCAGCACCAGCAAGAGTTGTAACAGTAGCCATTTTAAATTTCCTTTATGTGTAAATATATAAACGGGGAAGCCTTGTGAGCCTCCCCTGTTTCATCAAGCCACGTTGTACTTGGCAGTCACGATGCCTTCAGGACGAAGGATTTTGCGACCATAGAGGTGCATACCGCGAACAATGTCAGCGAAGCTGTCAGGGTCACGATAGCTCTCTGTCTTAGTGATCTGCTGAGCGGTTGCAACAGCGCTGTCATGACCAGCAACCATAATGCCGAAGTTGGCGTTTTGGTTAGCGGAGCCAGCAGTGCCGGGACCAGTACCAATCTTAGGCAGATTGTTTGACACATACACACGGAAGCCGTGCAGATTGTTGATGACCAAACCGTTTTGCAGACCAGAACCACCGAAGTCGCCATTCAGAAGACGGCTGTCTTCGTCTTTTAGCATCTCGATAAAGGTTGGGTCAACAACAACCCAGCGACCTTGCGTGTCAACAAACTGTTGATCAAGCAAACGACCCATGCGCGAAATCACCATCAATGGCGAAGCTGTAGCAGTGGGAAGAGCGGTAGCGCCGGGAAGGCGTGGAGCCAAAGGAATCGAATGGTCACCAGCAGAAGCTGTGGTGATGTTGCCGAAGCTGCTCTTGATCAACTTCATTGTAGTCAACAGTTCGTCTGAACCGGCAGTGCTGACGGCTTTAGTACCGGAAGCGGCAGTACGAACAGTGTCAGCATTTGCATGCTTAGCAGACTGTTGGAAGCCGGTCAGATAGCCAAGAACGTCTTGGTCATACTGGTCGCGCAGACGATAGGCGGCACGGTCAGAAGCCATCTGCATGAAATTCACATGCGAATGAGCAGCTTCGATGTCATCAATCTTGAATGCGTAGTAGTTAGCTTGGTCAACAACCAGCGAGAAATCTTCGTCATCGAGATCTTGAGCGGTGATCTGAGTACCACGAGCATAGGCTTGCACCGACACTTCAGGTTCTTTGATGATCTTAACGCTATCGCCCATTGCGGCGATCTCACCGAAGTAGTCACTGTTAGTGATGTCTTCAACGGTAGATGCTTTACGGAAAGCGAGTTGTACTTGTTTGCTATAAATTACAGCAGAGAAATTACCATTGGGTAAATTGCCGTAACCGGAAGCTGATGGAAAAGCCATTTTTAAATCTCCTATAGATATATTGGCATATATTTAAATACGCTGAACATACATACAGAGGCTGGCGTTAATGGGTGTATGTAGAGTGTTGAGTGCCCCCTCATCTACATAGGCCATCAAAACTTCAGGTAGTTCTGACAGTGCTATTTGCGTTACAGTTTGATCTTTAGTACAGGTTGCAAGCAAGTACTTAGGATACAAAGCAAAGCTACTCATGTAGCCATACTAAAAGTTATATCACTAAACTTAGGAAGTTGTCAAGTGATTTTAATTTGGTTGCGGAGGAGGGATTCGAACCCCCGATTCTTGGCTTATGAGGCCAAGCGGATGACCACTTCCATACTCCGCGCCATTAATTATTAAGTCATCGAGCTTTTCCGCTCAAATCATAAACAAACTTACCACTACGAATAGCCTTAGCAATATCTTCTTGGTACTGTTCGTACTGCTTTGATGTTAGTTTAGCAACTTCTGATTCATAAATTACACCATCTGTATCATTATCAGACGGGGCAGACTTACTACTGCGAGTGCCAACTCCTTGAGCAGCACTAGTATCTTCTTTAGATTTCTTAGCCTTATTCAAACCCATGTCGGCTTTGTAAAGATCAATGGCACGAGCAGCGGAACGAGCATCGTTATCATTCTCATACAGAGCCTGTTGAATCCAAGAAGGCTGTTCTTCAGCCCATGTATGGAACTCATCGGTGTCACGAATCTTGTCAAAGTCTGGATGCAAGCGGTTAAGTTCAAGCTCAGCCTTTTCACGAGCCGTTAGTTTCTCACGCTCATCAAGCTTATTGAGGCGATCTTCAATAGCTAACGATTGTTCTTTTGCTTTTTTAATTGCGATGGTTTCAACAATCTTTGCAACATCTGGATAGGTCTTAGCCCATTCAGCAAGATCAGATTCAGATGTGGGAAGCTTAATTTGTTTCTCAGTAGACTTAGTAAGTTGTTCTTTCAACTCATCAATCTGCTTTTGAAAGGTTGTTTGCTGCTGTTGAGAATGACGGCGAAGATCACCATACCGCTTCTTAAAGCTCTTCTCTTCAGCGCTCAGCGAAGAGTCATCACCCTCTTCAGTTTCTTCTTTCTTTTTATCAGAGCCTTCCATAAGGCGCTTCAGTTCAGCCTCTTCAGTTTCGATACGCTCACGATTTGCATTGCGTGTACCGAATGGAACCATTGCAGTCTTCTGCGTCTTTTGTTCAGCAACTACTTCTGTCATAAATACCTTTTAAAGTTGGGGCCATCTGTAGCTAGAAATCTAGGGAGTAGGTAGCCAATAATGGTGGGAAATTATTATTTACCAACCAGCCCACCACTGGCTTTGGTATCTATATTATATATCACTTACGAGAAGCAAGTCCTCTTTT